CCACTGATGCTGACAGACAAGCACATCCTTCGTGTCGTCCTGGTACTGCATCAAATCGGCGATGTCCCACCGACACAGGAAGTCACAGTCCGCAAAGAGCGCCCAGCCCTGATAGTCGCAGAGCCACGGCACAAACCAGCGCGAGAACGCGAAGTCGTTGCTCTGCAGCGGGTGCCGGGGACGCCGCAGGGGCAGCTGACGGCGCTGAATGGCGGTGATGGATACCGGGACACTGCTTCGCTCGAGAAGGCTCTGAGAGAAAACGTGAAAGGCTTCTGCTTCGATGAAGTCGAATCCGACAAACACCCGGATCATCGGATGGCTTCCACGCGAAAATCCCGGGGTTCCTTCTTCTTCCATTCTGCCGGGGCTTGTTTGGCGTCCCGAAACCCGGCTCGCTTCAGTTCGTCCATCAGGGTGTCCGGTTCCCACCCCGACTTGTGCACGCTCAGCGTCGCGTCGTCCTGATTGCCGTAGATCGGCCAGAGCCCATAGGCGGTGTTCGTGCGGTCTTTCAGGTAGTTCAGACACGCTTGGCGCAGATTCGGGCATTCAATCGCGATCTTCCCCCCGGGCTTCAGCACACGCCGCCACTCAAGAAGAACGGCCTGTGTTTCGACAAACCCGAAGTGTTCCAGCACATGCACTGCCAGCACTTCATCGGCTTTCCCGGTCCATTCATCCGGCAGGGCTTTCAGATCACAGCGCACATCGGGCGTGCCCTGCAGATCGACATTGATGTAGCCGTCGAGTTTCTTGTTCCCACAGCCCAAGTGCAGTTTCATAGGTCGAGCGCCTTCTTCCAGAGCTTCACGATCTGCTTGATGGCATACCGCTGCCGGACAAACTGCCGGCCCGCTTCCATCTTCCGGATCGACTGCGGCCCAACGTCCTTGTGGTGCAGTTCCACAAAGGGCATCAGTTCTTTCGCCGCCGGGATGCCGTTGGTCACCACCACCATCGATGCGTTCAGCGCTTCGATGATGCGATTGGCGCTTTTCGCCAGTGCTTCGTCGGAATCGGCATAGGGGATGAACGCAATGCCGTTGCGTCGAAACGCCTTCTGCTGCTCTTCCGGGGAAAACAGCGTGAAGGTGGTATTCGGTCGGCTGATCCCGTCGGTCGGACCCGTGCAGATTTCCAGATCCCCCGAGACCGTGCCGATGTGCTTGTACAACGTGTCGTCCAGCGTCCATGTGGCCCCGAACCACAGCGTCTTTGTCAGGTCGGGAACGCGGTCAATCGGGTCATAGATGATCGGATCGGGAATGACGTGCGCCCGCTTATGCCAGGTGTCCCAGATGCGGCTGGCCATTTCGTCGCTGTTGGCCGTCACACAATCCGCGACCCGCACCATGCGGTCGTAGTGATCGGCAAACTTGGTGTTGCGATGGTCGTCACACACATCGAACACGACCCGACAGCCCAAGGCTTTTGCGGCAATCGCATCGCTGTAATCAACCGGGTTGAAGTGCTTCGAGAAGATCGCCTGCTTGGCCGACAAGTCAAAGGTTGGCGCGACCTTCACTTCGTGGCCCTGCATCAGCAGGGCTTCCTGCACACATTCCACCCGATAGCGGAAGGACGCCATGCTACGTCCCGAGCCGGTCACAAACTGGATCACAGAAATTCCCCCACGCGCTTGGCCGCTTCCTGCATCGGCCCGGTCCAGTCTTCCCCTTCGGCCTGATTGACCTGCTGGATGCTTTGGTAAAAGGGCACCCGATCCCCGCGCCCGTAGCGCCACGCCCTGCCAAACGGGGTCAGGGTGATGCCGGGCTGGTTCATCGAGCCGGCGATGTGAATGGCGGTGGTGTTCACGGACACCACCAGATCGCAGACCGATGACAACGCGATGTTGAGCCCCAGATCCGCGTTTTTTTCCCCCACCATCCCATGGCAATGGAAGATCCGATCCGCATACGGGGCGAGATCTCTCAGCGCCGAATCGGTGTACTGCAGCGACACCAGCGTCACCGGCAGGTCCATGATCGGCTGCCACATCGGCAGCGGAATCGAGCGCAGATCAATCCGCGTCGAATGCCGCCCGCCGGTCCAGTGAATCCCGATGCGCTTGCGCCCCTTTTCGCCCCGCGCCTTCTGCCACGCCGACACCATCTTTTCCGCCATCGCCTTCTTTTCCGGCAAGGGCTTCAGCCAGCCGCAGTGCGTTCCGCGTTCCATGTGGAACCACTGGAACAGCGACAGCGCGTCTTGCTTGTAATCGATGACTTCGGTGGATGCCCAGACGGGTTCTTCCTTTCGCGTCGGATAGACAGTACACGTCGGGAAGGCCCGAACGACTTCTTCGTAAAACTTGTAGTGGATGTCCAGAATCACTTTCTTGAAGCGCGGCAGGATGCAGGGGATCAGCTGCAACGCCAGCAGCCCGTCCCCCTGCCCTTGCGAATCGTGGATCACAATCGTTTTGTCCGATGTGTCTTCCCCGTCATTCCACCAGAAGGGGACGTTCACGCCCCGGGAATCGATGTAGGTCCTTTCGAGCCGGTCCTTCGTCTCGAAGCCCCGGTTGTACAGCGCAAAGCCTTTGTCGTATTCCCCGGACTCGAGATACAGCAGCGCGAGATTCCAGATTGCCTGCGGGTGATCGGGTTTCAAGGACAGGCACTTTTCCCCGTGCGGGATGCCCTTTTCCGGGTGGCCTTCGTTGACGTGCAGGCTGGTCAGATTGGCCAGAACATCGGGTTCGTCGGGCTTCAGTTCCAGCGCCTTTTCGTACCATTGCATCGCCTGTGCGTTGTGGTGCTGCTGGCGATACGCTACCCCGATGTTGTTCAGCGCATCAAAAGTTGCATCGGCTTTGTCGTGCAGGCGCTCAAGGATCATCCACGCCATCGCGGACTCACCGGCCATCAGGTACGACGTGCCCAAGCAGAAGAGGATCTGCGGGTCGTCCGGGCGGGCATTCAGCAACTGGACGTAGCGATTGCGGGCTTCGGCGATGTACTGCGCCCAGGACGGATCACGCGCACGCAGGCGCTTGTCCGCTTCCTGATGAATCGAGATTGCGATGTTCGCGGCTTCGGCAAAAGGGATCGCTTCTGACATGCACCACCATCCTTTTTCAGAATGATGGCATCAGAAAACCCCGCTGAACCGTGGCAAGAAAAAAGGGGCCCGAAGGCCCCAACACGCCGCGCCGAGCGGATCTCAGAAGTCGCCTTTCGCCTTGCAGAACAGCACCACCGCAAACTTCGCGCTTGCCGTGAAGTCCGCATCCAGTGCGATTCGCACGTACTCGTGCCGGATCGTGGCCGCATCCGAGACGGACACCGTGTACGGCAGACCGTTCGTGAAGCGCACCAGATTGCCCGCCGAAACGGACGTGGATGCGAGCAGGCTGTCCACAGCGGTGATCCCCGCCGACAGCAGGCCCGTGTCGCCGTCCGTCTGCACGACGTAGCCGTCCAGCACCGTGGTGCCGTGGGCGATCTTGCCCATCAGCACCACGTCGCCGTTCGACAGCGTCGATGTGGCGGTGTAGTTGAATGCCATTGCCCACGTTGCCCCGCACCCGTCGAAACGGGCGGGGGCACCAGCGGTGGCCGCAGAAGCCGTCAAAGTAGCCATTGTCTTACCCCCTTAGAACGCTGCTGCTGCGAAGGTCGGGATCGTGATCGTCCCGAAATCCTTCGAGTTGAACTGCGTCTTTTTGCATCCCCAGATCACGCGGGCCGAGACGCCCAGCTGATTGTCGTAGTCGAAGGAATCTTCGACCCAATCCGCTTTCGCCCCCGCATAGCCCTTACCGAAGGCCACCGCAGCCGCCTGCGCGCCGCAGAGGACCGCCCGGCGCACACGGGTCAGTGCGTTGGACCCCGACACCCCGTAGGGGATGCGGGTGCTTTCGTGCACGATGCAGTTGTTGTACATGAAGGACGCGCCTGTGAAGAGCGCGTTCTGCTTCACACCTTGACCGCCTTCAAGCAGTGCCCGCTGCAGGTCGTAGAAGGTCGCAGAGCCCGTCCGGCGCTGCAGGGCGGTGCGCTGGAAGGGGTGGATGAAGACGACGTACATGTCTTCGCCCTGATACTTCACCGGGCGAATCGGGCAGGCCCCGTCACCGCCGCGACCAAGCGTCTTCGCCTTTTCCACCGCGTAGTCCAGATGGGCCAGGCTGAAGGTGTCGGATTCGGACAGCGACGATTCCGCCGTGTGGGTCGTGGCGGCCGATTCATCCCAGATCAGGCTGTTGCCCGAACTGGGCGCAACGGCAGCATTCGAGCCCGTGTAGCGGGTGTCCGACTGGACGGTGTAGCCGGCCAGCTGGTTGAACATCGCTTCGTCAATGCGGTTGGCGTACCAGTCCGCCAGCGCGTCCTTCGCATCGCTGCGGACTTCGAACGGCACACGCTGCTTGCCCATGAAGTTATCCACGCGCACTGCATGCCGCAGGCCGTCGATCATCACGGAATCGCTGTAGTGCACCAGCGCTTCTTCGTTGCCTTCCAGCGTGTCCGAGCCGCTCACGCCGTCGCCGATCAGCTGGACCCGAAGGCCAAACGTGATTTTGTCGCCACCGCTTTTGCCGGTGTCGGGTTTGACGTGGAAGATCGAATTGCTGTCCGAGCCCATGAACTTGAGGGCTTGGGTGCGCTGAAGGGCTTCGGTCATCAGTTCGGAAGCCCAGTGCTTCCTGGCTAGGGGGTGACCTACCCCAAAATCGGTGTTTGCCATGATGGACTCCTGTTCTCACAAAATTGAGCGGTTGGCTCGCCTTTGCCCCGGACGCGGGTAGAACAGGAGTTAAGTCCCAGCGCCTGCTCGCTGGTGAAACACCCGAAGGTGCAGGGCAATTATATCACAAGGGACACTTTCTCTAAGCCGACGGCATTCAGCCGAACGGGCGTAAAGATCGTGCTGGTTGGCGTCGTGGTTTCTTCGCCAAAGGAAACGGGATACAGCGTCGGGCTGCGGTCAAAAAAGTTCAGCGATACGTGGGATCGCGCAGCCACCGACGGGCTGAAGAACTGCAGGCCCGATGCCTTCTGTGGCGCATCGAAGGCCCTGTTCGCATCCAGCGTTGGCGTGAAGGCTTGGAAGCCACTTGCCACCAGTCCTGCGGTCAGCGTTTTTGCCGGAATCCCCAGCTGCGGGGTGAACGCCTGAAAGGCACTGGGCACAAAGCCTGCCGTCAGGCTGATGTCGCCCGCGGCAATCGACTGCGTGTAGAACGTCGCCCCGGATGCTTTCAGCGGGACATCGAAGGTGCGTCGCGCTTGTAGGGTCGTGGCATAGAACGCGATCCCTGAAACCTTCAGGCTGGGCGTCGCGGTCTGGGCGGCAGGGGCGTCGTACTCGTAGAAAGAGACGATTTGATATACGCCCGCATCGTTTCCCAGCGTCAGCTGCGTTTGGCTGACGTTATTAGTGGCCCCCGAACCGATGTTGTAGGCGAACGTACAACTTCCATCCGAGCCCGACGTGTTCCGGTACTGAGCGGACAGGTTCGTTTTGGCCCAACCAGTCCCCGACAGCGTGCCCCAGGTGTTGTCATCGGCGGTGTGCCATGACGCAATCGTGACGCAGGACGAATTGGTGCGGGTGTGCCCCGTGATCGTGATTGTCGCTGCCGCAGCGAACGTTGAAATCGAGTGCGCGGTGTCGATAGCCCACAGTTTGGCCGTATCGGACGGCCGAAACACCATCATCTGGGCGCTGGTGTTCGTGCCTGCACTGAAGTCGAAGCGGGGGTCGGCGTCCCATGTACCGTTGTACCGGGCCCAGAAGGACTGTACGGCGGTCGTTGTGCTTTGCGTGCCGCGCGTCAGCGTGTTCCACGTCTGCCCGCCCGTGACACCGACACTGAAGGTGGCTGTACCCCGTTGGCGGCAGGTTACAAAGACCAGATCGCCAACGGTCATTGACCCCGGCGGGGTCAGCGTAATTGTGGTCGTGGCGTTGGCGGCAGTGCCGCTATCAACAGGGACAGCGGTTGAGCCGAAGAGCGTGATAGGCACTAGAGCCCCTTACGGGCCCGCTTCGTCTCGGCCTTCAGTTTGTCGTGTTCTTCCCGCCACTTCCGCGCGTCAGACCGCAACTGCTTTTGCTTGCGGGTGATCTCGCCGATCTTCCGCAGGCAGCGCTGCATGGCACGCGCCCGTAACGTCAGTTCGATGTTGTCCAACATGGTCAGATCCTGAACAAGCCGGAAGCGTTCAGCACCGCGATGATGTCGCCCCCGTTGGTGGTGATGGGAAAAGCGCTTGCGCTGTCGATGTACACCACCAGCGTGCTGGATGCCGATGTCGCGTCTTCGTGGTAGACCACCATCGCGTTGGCAGTCGAGCCGGCATTTACCGCTGTAAAGGTGATGTCCGCACAGTCTGCGTAGCCGTTCGTCTTGGTGGGCGAACTGAGCGCAGCCGACGTGTGGATCACCCCGGCCAAGTCGTTTACCGACGTGTGGGCCGCGTTGTAGGTGTAGCTGGATGACACCAGACGCGCTTTGAAGGTCTGGGTGTCCCAGTCCAGTTCGCCGCCCAGAAACTTCTGGCGGGCGCGGTCATACATTGAATCAGCCATTGTGCTGCCTCATCACGGTTTCATGGCCCGAAGCCATTCCAGAATCTCGCCGGACGCTTCGCTTTCCACAGGGTCGCTGGATGTCACGCGCAGTTTCGCCAGCCGCTCAGCCGCCGACAGGATCTGCGTGATCGCGTACTGGTGTTCAATCGTGGGCGGGTTGTCGGTCAGCTTTGCCATCGTGGCTTTCTTGACCGATACGATCTGCGCTTCCAGCGTCTCAAGGCGCGCTTCAACCGCCGCCATGCGTTTCTGCATCGGGGTCTGCATTTAGGTTGCCTCATTCCACGCCGCGACCATGATCGTCGTGTTCGATGCCGTGCCGCTCGAGATCAGCATCACCGCATCCATCGGCAGATCCGCCACACGGTAGGGCGTGACGCCTGCGGACAGGTCAATGCGATTGGGGTCGGTAGGCAGGTAGTTCTGCCCGCCGATGCCCTTCACGTACACCTTGATCGCGCCGCTGGACGTGCCCGACAGTGCATAGAATGCACAGTGCGTGTAAGACCTGTTCCCGAATGCAATCGTCGCTGTCTTCGATGCCGAGATCGCGACCGTCTCACGATGTACGCTCATTGCAGTGTTGCCCCTTCCAAAGTTGAAGATTCCAGAGAGACCTGGACCAACGAGCCTGCGGCGTACACCTGTTCCGCCGACGAGATCCCGCCATTGATTTCAATCGTGCCTTCCGTGCCCCACGTCGAGTCCGTCTCATCCCAGATCCGGTAGGCAAATTCATCGCCCGCCTGTGAGCCGGATGAATTGACCGTGAAGTACCCGTCCCCCGATACCGTAACGGGCCACTTGAAGCGCGTGGTCACGGACGAATACGCCACCTGATCGCTCAACGACACGGCGTTGTTGTAAAAGAGCGATCCCATCGACCCCGTGGCCGACAGATCGGTGACGTTGACGTACTTCCAGTTGGTCGCGGTCGTGATCGACCCCGAGATGCTGGCAATCGCCGTCCCCGACGTTTCCGCAGCATAAAAGGCCACATCGCCAAACCGCACGCCCGCCGAAAACATCGCCGTCATCGTCGGGGCGGTAAAACTTCCCCCGGTTGATCCGGACAGGCTGATGTCGGTGGCGTAGGCAATCGCAGAGCCGCGCTTTATCGCCAACTTCGCCGTCGATGCGAGACCGGTGCCGGCAAAGGTGGCCTGGGACTGGCTGGCCAGGACAGCGTTGTCGGTGTCGACAGAGGTGATGGAGAGGCCGCCCGACGACACTTCGTCGAACCACGACTCGACCATCATGTCGCCGGTTCCGCCGGTTTCGATGATGTACTCGAAGTTCCCGTTTGCATCGACGGGCGAGTACATACGCGCGCCACTAAATGCCGACCAGCTGCCTTCAGCCCACGATGAGCCGTTTTTACGAAAGCGCCAGAAGGTTGAGGTTGTAGTAGAAGTCCTGCGGAGATTCGCTAGCGCCTTCCCAGCGGGAATGCTTAGAGTCGAATCGCGCCAAGTTGAGTCAGCAGTAGGGGTTTCGTTTGTCGGGGGCCACGAGGAAAACGTGATACCGCCGCGAATTTCCGCCAAGATTTCCGACGACGCTGCACAGTCAATCTGAAATTGATCATTGCTATCAACAGCAACAATCCCCGTCCCGGTGGCTTTCGTGTACGACGTAGACGCTCCGACAGGCCGCCACGCCCAAGTAGTTGAGCTATTGCGAAGAATGATTGCCGTAGTCGCCGCGTCTACGGTTACGGTACGAGTCGCGTACCCAGACGTAGAGGAAACTGTCGGCAGCGTCCCGTCCACATCATTCCAAACAACACTGCCATCAACTGCCCCAACAATAAAAAATTTAGCAGTCGTTGCGTCTTCGCAATAAGTCTCAATGCTGTTACCTGCTCCAAGCGGAACCCACACGAAGCCCCCACTTTGAGGCACAACATCTGCGATCAGCATTGCATTGGTTTTTCCGGCAGTACGCAACCCCATCCAACGGTTACCCGCTGATGTCGCGTTGTTGTACAACACAAGAATTGCGGTCGCTCCAGCAGGCAAAGTGACAAAAGAGTCGATATCGCTTGAATACCAATTACCGAGATTGTCTACCGTGCCGCTATTAGTATTGCCGGTGATTTCGACGTAATCGTAGACTTGAATTCCCATCAGGCAACCCCTGAGTAGAATTTCACGTTGTCAATAATTAAATAGGTTGTGGAATCAAAACCCGAATTTGCTGCTCCGAACAAATAGCCGTATCGATAAGCGTGTAACTCGCCCTCAGTATAATTGGCAAGATTGGCCCGTTCGATTAGCAGCGCACCGTTTTTCCAGATTTGCACAATGCCTCCTGTGCTGGCTGTAGGCGCTTTGACATAGAACTTAACTGCCATCCACGCGCCGAGGTCGGCCGAACCAATCAACTCAGCGCGCTGACCAGAAGTGCCGTTCTCGCCTATGCCACCACCTACGCTCCATTCAGCATTGGTATTTGACCCGCCACTTGCCGTGCGCCACAAAGAAGCGCCTACCTTTTCTCTATCTGAGTAAGTAGAACCCCATAGCCGGAAAAACTTATTATTGTTTGGAGAGTCAGTGCGGTGAAAATACGCCGCACCTCCCCATGCTTCAGTGCCGTCAGGAACATACAAATCAAACTCAATAGTTACTTCGGAATAAAGCGCCCCCATATCGAACCGGCATTCTGCGCCAGAGTCACTCCCCGCTGGCACACCAACAAATCGGAATTGCAGCCCGTAAGAAGCGTTTGTTCCCCGACCCGCTTGAACGGTTACGTCAGGGTCAGCAGTTTGCCAGTCAAAGCCGCCTTGCACATTGGAGAGGTCGCCTGATTCAAATCCATCCGTAAAAAACGCTGCTGCCCCACTCCCCGCCACCACATCCACCCGACACGCCCCTAGGTTCGCCGTGCCATACAACTTCCCATCCACATTGCGTGGCACCCGCACACAGCGCGAGACCGCGTTAACCGTCACTTTGCCGCCCCCTTCACCTTCTCGAAACTTCTGCCGCCGACGTACCCCAGCAGCACGAACGTGAACATTTCCGTGATGGACTCGGGGATTGCGGCAAGCCACGCATTAAAGCCCTTGGCGATGTCGCTCGCGGTTTCGGGGCTGACAGCTGAAATGATCCCCGCAGGAATGCCCGCGAGAATCAGCACGTACATCGTCCACAACATTGCGGGGCGGGCGCGGGATGTCCACGGATCGGCGGATTGCGCTTCGGCCAAAATGGCTTTCATCCGCACTTCAATTTCCTGAAGTGCGCCGTCCTGTTGCAGTTTGATCAGTTCGAGTTGAGCCTGCGCTTTCGCCTGGGGGTCAGGGATGAGCTTGTCGATCAGGCGTGCGCCGATTTCCACGATGGGCAAAATGTTCATGCCAACCCCCGGGGATTTGCGCGTATTTTATCATTTTTGGGGCCATTCCCCGGTTCGCATCATTTGCGTGAGACGGATCGAGCGATTGCCGACTTGCGCGTACCACTTGCTTTGAATCATCTCGGCGCACGCATCGGCGTAGTTCTGCTGTTCCAGCGCACCGCGCAGTTTCTTGAACTGGCAATACCCCTGAAAGCCGAGATTGACCACCATGTCGATCAGGACGGCTTTACGCACGCCATCCAAACCGGCCCAATACGATTCCGTGCTGAGTAACGCCCGCGCCCGATCAATGTCGTTCTCGAGCAGCATCTCGGCTTCTTTTTCCGAAATGCCCGTCGATTGCAGGTTTCGCCCGTACCCCACCGTCCAATAACCGGCAGGGCAGATGTAGGCGGTCCGTGAATAGCCTTCGTGCTGCTTGATGAGATCGGTGACGTTCACTGGTACCCCGCGCCGCGCTTCAGTGATGTGAGCCAGTCCCCGCCACCCTGCGGCTCTTGCGATGCCCGGCCCCCGGCCAGCGTGGACACGCCTTTCGCCGCTTGCAGGCCGCGCTCGATGCGGTCCGGTTCCGCGCTGCGGGCCTTGGCAAAGCCCTTGGCGTTCGCAATCTGGTAGAGCACCTGCGCGGGGTTCTTGCCGGATCGGAGTGCCGTCTGGGCGATGCCGGCAAACTTCTGGATCACCGCTTTGGTGGCTTGCTCTTCGTGGGCTTGCGTCCACTCTTGGCCGAGCCCTTCGACGAACGCGCGGGCATCGGCGAGTTCAGCATTCCTGACATAGGTGACAGCTTCATCGTAGTCGGCTTTTTCATTGCGGAATTGTTCCTCTGCTCGAGTGACGATCTGCGCGAACTGCGCCATCTGCTGCTGCTGTTCCATCGCCTGACGTTGCTGCGATGTCATCGACTGGGTGGCGGACATCTGCCGTTCCTGCCAGCCGATCAGCTGTTCTTGGTAATCGATCTTCTGCCGGAGAAATTCCGCCGGGTCGTCGTTGTAGTTCACTGTCGGCTGGAACGCGGGGCGATGATCTTCCGGGATCACCGGGGGCGGGTTCTTCATCGCTTCCATCTGCGCCTGAAGTTCCCGCAGCGCCGCCTTGGATTCCTTCAGTTCGCTTTTGATGTCCAGGAAGACCGGTAGCGGGACCGCATCGGACGACGGCTTCTCGGCCTTCTCAGGGGCCTTCTCGGGCTCGTCCACCGGTTCCGGTGCCGTTTCCTGCTGCTGTTCCGCTTCGTAGGCTTCGACTTCAGCCTGCAGTTCCGGGTTCCCGGCCAATTCGGCCACCAGCGATTCGTTCACGGCAGTGTTCATATCGGCGCCCCAAAGTTTCTGATTTGTAGTTCGGCAGGTTTCATCTGCGTGTCCTGCAGGATCTGCGCGGCCTTGGCAGCGCTTTCCTGCGTCTTCGCGAGATTCAGTTGTGCGGCGGACTCGGCCTTCGCGGCTTCGGCTTCAACCATGCGCTGCATGATTTCCGCCTGCGGGTTCTGGCCCTGCGCCTGTTGAGCCTGTGCCATGGATTGCGTCCACGCTTCAATCAGCGTCGCGGGCAGCGGGGCGTATTCAATCCACTGCGGCGGCGGCTGCATGCCCATCTGCATGGCCATCGGCATCAGTTCCATCAACACGCGCCAGGTGCGTTCCTTCTGGTTCGCCGTGGGGGCTTCGTCCACCACCACGTCGAACTTCTGCACCAGCGCGTCTTTGACCAACGGAACCACTTGCTCGAACCCTGCCCCCGCAATGCGGATCATCCGCGAGTCCTGCGGGCTGTCACCGGCCATGTATTCGCTCACCATGTAGGCAAGACACCGGCCCAGTTCCGAGCGCAGCAGACGAAGCGCGTCAAAGTATTCCGCCAGTATCGTCATCGCCGCTTGGCGGCGGCTGTCTTCCACGATGCCGGGTTGATCGCGCTGCACCATCCCCAGCAGTTCGAAGTTCACCCCTGTGACTTCTGGGACGGCCTGTGTGGCCCACTGCAGCAGGCGATCCAAGGACGACGGGTAATCGCCCAGCGGCTTCGGCTGAATGCGCTGCAGGCCGCCGGGGCGCATCCAGATGATCTGATCACCCGATGACCACGCCGCTTCCGCATCCCGTGGGTCTTCAAAGGCGTCGGTTTCAGCGAGCAGACCGCCTTTCGAGTTGGTCGAGACGGTGTGAACGGCTTCGGAATACAGCTTGTTCACCAGCTGCTGCGGGCCGGACACGTCCTGCGTGCCGATCATTGCCCGGACTAGCCCGTACCACCCGCTCACAGAATCATCACGCTTCCCGCACATGAGGTGCAGCGTGGAATGTTCCGGGCAGGGGCTTTTCTGGTGATCCAGCACGGTGTTCCCGGCAACGATGGCCCGATACCAGATCTTCCGCGTCTGCTTGACGTAGCGAATGCCCTGCGCGTCCAGTTCCTGCTTGATGTCGCGGAACATCTTCGGATCGATTTCTTCCTGCCCGGTCGGTAACCAGACGCGGTAGAACGGTTCCTTCTTCAGGTACTGGTATTCGACCACCGGCACGCGGTCATCGGGGCTTCGCATCGCCTTGTCAAACTGGTAGGCGAAACGCGGGTCGCCGTTCTGCGGGCGCAGTGAATCGCTCAGGAACTCGCCCCAGGTCTCGGTGTCCACGACGATCCCTTCGGCCAAGTCTTCGCCCCACGAATCGGCGATTTCGGACACAGGAACGAGTTTCACCAGCGCAACCCAGCGCCGATCCGTCGCATTCGGCTGACTCGAGTTGATGTCCCAGTACACGCTCAAGGGGTCTTCGCGCGTCAGGACGATTTCCCCGTCGGGGTCGCGGTCGTAATTGAGATTCACCGCGAGCATTCCCACTCCGCAGGTCGCGACATCGCGGAAGACCTTGTTAATGACGATCTCGCCGTTTGCGCGATCCATCACCCATTCCACCGCCGTAGACAGCAGTTCACTGATCTTGGCGTCAGAGCGTTCCGTGGGCACAAAGCGGATTTCGTGGCGGTTGGCGACTTCCAGTCCCACCACCGAATCCAGCACGGGGCCGATGCGGTTAAACACGATCAGCGGGCGCTCGTTGCCTGCCGCTTGAATGTCTTCCTGGCTGTACTGATTGCCCGCCGCGAAGTCGTAGGCGCGCTGCGCTTCCAATCGCCAATCCTTCGTCGCACTGGCCGATTGGCGCAGGTGCCGGGCGATTTCTTCGATGATCTCGTCGTCTTGTTTCATCGCACCATCCACGAGCCAGAGCGCTCACGCTTCACCGGGGAAGTGCGAGTGCGTTGTGAGACCAAAGCGAAGTAGCGCGCCGCATCGGCTGCGTGCGATGACCAGTCGTGAACAGGTTTCGTGCTCAAAACCTTGCGCTTGTCATCCCAGCCCCGCCGGTAATGCATCAGCGCATCCAGCCCCACCCGGCACTTGTCCGCATCGAACCAGCAGCGATCCAGCATCAGGCGCAGTGCGTGAATGCCGTCATCGACGGACACATTCGGCACCATCTCAAACAGCAGCCCCAGGTTCCGGGCCGCTTCCAGTCGCGAGAGCCCACTGCCCAGTTCACGCACCTGAATGTCGTGCGGCGCGTAGTGGCTGCCGTACACGTACCCCTTTGCCTGCAGCATCTTCGCAATGCCGGGCAGCCCTTCCCCCGTCACTTCCAGATAGTCGATCATGCGCAGCTGGTTGTTCGCCTGCTGCCAGAACCAGATCGACGTGGCGTCCGACATCCCCAAATCCCACGCGGTGTGAACGGGCAAGAGCGGTTCGTGGGCCACCGTGGTGATCCGCCCTTCTTCCGCGCAGCGCATCAGTTCATCGGCGTAGATCGCGCCCAGAATCGGCGCGTCGAAATCACACTCGTATTCTTGCCGGTACGCCGAATCGCTCATCTGCCGCCGCGCATCCGCCAGTTCTGCGGGGTTGATCAGCCCCGTCTCGGATGCTTTCAGCGTGAGACACAACCAGTCGGGGTCGCGCTTGGCGTTCTCGTACACGTCGAAAAAGTGGTTCCGCCCTCGAGGGGTGCCGATGAAGACCGCCCATCCCAGTCGGTCACTGAGCGCGGGGCGAATGACTTCCTTCCACACGCTTTCCCGCATGTCCCCCACTTCGTCCAGCACCACGCCATCAAAGTACTGACCCCGCAGCGCATCGGGGTTGTCCGCACCGAACAGGCGAATGGTCGCGCCGTTGCCCAGCGTGACCGAGAGTTCCGATTCGCGGGGCGGGCCCTGACGAACCGGTTCCGAGAAGCGCTTCAGGTAATCAAACGCCACGGCCTTGGCTTGGCTGTAAAACGGCGCCAGGTAGGCGTAGCGCGCGTGTTCCTTCGATGTCGCCAGCGCTCGCGTGATCAGGTCCATCACGCACGCGACCGACTTCCCGGCACGCCGATGGGCGACGATGCACGTCCACCGCTTCGAGCGTTCGTGGAACGGCATGAACGCCTGTCGGGGCACGAAGTCAGTCAAGTTCTGTCTTCCCCAGCGGCCAGTTGACGATCAAGTCCGCTTGCACCTTGGCGTCCAGTTCCTTTGGGATGATCTTTCCCACCAGCGCCATGAACGCGGTGGGGTTTTCATCGGCCTGTCTCAGCAGGTACGCCGATCCGCCCGCCAGGTCCAAGGCTTCGCGCACCATCTGGCGCAATTCCACGGCCATTTTGTTTTTGCTACCCGGCGGCCTGCCCCGGTTTCCGACCTTGAATTGGGTGTCTTCCTTCGGCACCGATCAAAATCCGTAAAAAAAAATCCCACGCGCATTTTACCATTTCGACCCCCCTGCCCTTCGTGGCAAGACTCTCAGTACAGATCGATATCGGTTTTTGCCAGCTGACCTGTGAGACTGATCGTCACTGTCGAAATGGTCGACAGACTTGCCGACAGACTGGCGGCTTCCGCTTGGCGTTCTGACTTCTGCCGGACGTAGCGTTTGTTCTGGTAGACCGCGTAACAACGCCGACAGGGTTGGCGGATCAGCCCGTTCGCCCGCTTGTAATACTGGTCGACGCTTTTGGCTTTGCCGCACGTTTTGCAGATGACTTCCGGCACGCCTGACATTTGACCCCCTTTTCGTGTAGTCGGTTTGCGGTTTGAGTTGCCCGCAGGCCTTGCAGGTTTTCAGACGCTCACTTTTCGCAAACAGGAAAAACATCGGAACCCCCTTTCGTCGTCTTGCCATTCCCCCGGGATGTTGCACTTGGGGCACAGGGGTTGTTCCCCGTCGCCCCCGCACCGCTTACAGGCTTCTCTGCGGCGTTCTGAGCGGTTTTCGAAGAACCCTTTGCCGTCGCATTCCTTACAGGTTATTTCGCCCATAACAGCCTCTGAAGCGTCTTCAGGGTGTTCTCTTCCTGCTGGATCAGCCAGCGGATCAGTTCCTGGCTTTCCGGGTGCAGCGTCAGGTCTTCGAGATAGCGCTCGATCTGCGCTTGTGAGCGTTTGATCGAGAGCTTGATCGTTTGACGGCTTGCCTTGTGGTGTTTCATGCGCTTTTCCTTCCGAAGGGAAGAGTCCATGCCCTGCCACGGTCTTTGACGACTTCGTAGGTGTGGTCCGGGTGCTCAGGCAGCCAAAACGCCATCAGCCAATCGCGGCGGCGTTTCCAGTCGTCGGTTTCAAAGCCCTTGGCTTCCAGCAGCGTGTAGGTGCCGTCCAGTTCGTGAATTCGGAAATCGACGCGATGGCGCACGGCAAGTTTGGGGAATGGCTGGCCCTGTGCGTTGTAGGGGATGCACTCAATCCGGAACTGGGGTTCCCATCCCGCAATCTCGCCGGCCTGCAGCCGTAGATCCAAGTCGCGGGCAACACCGGCTTCAAACTTGCTGTCGAACTTACGACCGCCATACTCGGTTTTCTGCGCTCGGAATTTGTTGCCCCGCTGCCGATAAGTCATTGGCGCGGATCTCTCAGGGGGATGCCGTGGTCTGCCGCCCACGCAAGCGTCGCGTCCAGCAGCGCGGACATTTCCGCTTTGCTGTACTCAGCCGTCGATTTGATTCGGGCCGACCGCTTTCCCGTGACCGGGCTGTACTCGGTGACGATGACGCCGTACTCGACTTTCAAATCACGGGCGACGGCTTCGGGGCTGGTTGTCGTGCTGTTGTGCTTGTTCCAGGCATCCGCGATGTCCCGGCAAAGCCCCCGGAACATGCTGTTCTGATCGATGGTCCGCTTCGAGTGGAAAATCCCAACCGTCACGACGACCGGGCCGTGCTGGATCAGGTTTTTGGCGTCCTGATTGACCGCTGCCAGTTGGCGGTCCATCACGGCGGGATCGCGGATGACAGTCGAGATGCCGTCCATCAGAACGGGATTTCATCGTTCGGTTGAGCAACCAAATCAACCGCCCGCTTTTGCGGCTGCCACGTATCGACTTCGGCGTAACACTTGCCTGACCGGCCACGCTTCAGCACCCAGTTCACCCAGTCGCCGGGCGTGCTTTCGAGCCATTCGATCAACTCGCGCTTCTTCACCGAGACGTTGGCCAGAATGAAATCGGGGGCGTTGTCGCCACGCTTGACGATGACGCCAGGGACGAAGGTTTTATCGTTCACGGGTTTTTCCTTTCGGGTGGGGTTTGAGATCAGGCGGGGTAATCACCCACGCTCTGCGGATGCCTTGCTGCTTGTTGTTGAACGACCGTAAGTAGTCCCGCCGAAACGCGGGACGCTCGATTGCGCCGCCCGCTGCGAGAAAGCGCTCGACATCCGCAGCGATGGATTCCGCATCCAACACTTTGAGCGGGCTGGCGTCGGCGTCGGTGATTCGGGGTTTAATCTTTCGGCTCATAGGCGCAACGCATCCGCAACGCGGGCAACACCGAAGTGCTGGCAAAACGCTTCGCGTGACGTGATGAGACTGTATGGCGGTTTTTTCCACGAAGGGATCGGGTACGGGTCAGAGCGCTCTGCCCGCCACCGCGCCGCGTCCTCGTTCATCCGTTCGATGGAATAACAAAACCCGCAGCGCTCGACCCAGCCGATCAGGATGGTGTCGGAACGTAAATTCCAGTCTTTTTCCATCGCTTCGCTGGGGGCGACTGTAAGTCGCTTCCCGGCGCGCTCGATCTGGGCAAGCCAGACGGTGGAAGGCTCGCCGCAAGGGCACGAGCGAGTGGGGCGAAGCGCTTGGCGCGTGGACGCCTGCGATTCAACGTACCGCATGGTATTTGTCCTCCGCGATCTTGGCGAAGTTGGCCGGACGAGTGAGCCACTCAAGGTCTGCGCGGAACGGGGGCCGCCCGTCTCGGCTGGTCGTGCGGCCCATCAGAAAGTCGCTTTGCTTGACGTGGGCGAAGAAGTTCCGCCAGTGATCGATCTCGGACAGGTCTTCTCGCCAGCGCTGCTGAATGAGCCCCCGGCGGGTGTCGGTGAGTTTTTCCACCTTGGGAAGAGGTGGGCAAAGCATTTCGTGGTAAAGGTCAAGAACATCGGACACAGGGACAGCCGGCGCTCGCTTGCGAGGGCCGGGGGTGACCGTAAGGTCGCCTGTATTAGTCTTTTCTTCTGTCTCTGTATTCTGTTCTCTGTATTCTGGGGGCGTTTCAGAAACGTTTCTGGAACGTTTCATCCGTTCCCGATACGCCTGAACCCTTGCCGTGCTTTTGTCTGAGGTGAACTGACGCTTGTCCCAATTGACGGGCTCAAGCGTTTCCTTATCGACCAACTTCATCCGCGCAAGGCGCTCAATGGCCTTGTCGAACTCGTCCATCGTAAGGCCCAGCTTGCGCTGGATCTTGCGACGGGCGAACTCGTCTTCAGGGTCCATCAACCCCTTTGCTTTGCAGGCGAGCAACGCGATGAAATGCCAGCGATCCTCAAACGCCAAAAGACCGAGCTTTTCGTCGTCTAGGATGTCAACGTGGCAGCGAAACCATGCAAGTTGTTCCGCCATTGCCAATCACCCCATCCGGTAACGAGCGAACTTCTTCCCGTTCCGCTCGATGCGCTCCGAAACGATCTGCCACCCCCGATCACGAAGATCTGCTATGCGTGCAGCAAGGCGCATGCACCCGAAGCGCTCGAGCGCTTCAAGTGCCGTAATCGCTCGGCCTGCCTTCAAATGATTTGCGATGCGGTCGCACTGGCTCATAAGGTTTTCTCCAAACAAAAACCGCCCGCCGCCGGTTGGCGTCAGGCAACGTCGTCGATTGGTGCCCGCATCATCTGGAACGTGATGCGGTTGTCAGCGGCCATCAGCCGCTCGATGAGACTGGCCCCTGCCCTTCTCTTTCCTTTGGCCAGCTGCCAGAGGTACACGGGGTGAGTCCCCGCGCGTTCGGCAAGCTGGCCCTTTTCTTGAGAAGTCAGGGACTCGTAAAAATGCTTGAAACTGTTTTGCTTGTTCATGGTCTCACTTTAAGCGAACAGTTAAGCAAAGGTCAAGCGTTTGCTTCTTGTACAGGAAACAGCGATGCGGCAGGCTTTGCGCGCTGCTATGGCATCCATACGACGAATGAACCTGCGAAGGCTGGCTGAAGAGGCCGGCTCACAAGACGCGCTGGCCCAAAAGCTGGACGTGAGCGGGGCCTATTTGAGCCAGTTGCTGACAGGCAAACGCCCGGTCACCGAGAAGACTGCACGCAAGTTCGAGACGCGTTTACGTCTTCCCGAACGATGGCTGGACATTGATCACGGAATGATCGGGGGTTTTCGCGCCCCGACAGAAGCCCAAGAACTGCTGGAACTTATTTTGTCGCTGCCATCTGCAGAGCGGGATTTCTGGATTCGCACGATTCGCACCGCCCCCCGGCAGCCCTGATCCTGGCGATCCAGGCGGCAGCTTCGTCCGCCGACATCTCTGAAAGTACTTCGAGAAACCCGCGCATTTCTTCTTGTTGATCCATCACTCGCCACCTCCTTTGGCGGAATTCTAACTTTTTTCTTTGCTCTTTGCTTGACGCCGACGTTAAGCATTTGCTAGATTGCTTTCCACCGGTAGCGCACGTTGCCAGTAACGCAAGGCAACTGCGATTCGGGCTACGCCATACCCCCTACGTCAAATGGACGAGGCAAGACATATGAACCGACGCAGACAAGTGAGACGAGCAACAAACATGAGCCGTATCGCTGACATTCGCCACCACCACCTGCTTGCTTTGATCGACGAAGCAGGATCAGCCGCAAAACTCGCGCGCCTGACTGGTGTCCCGGCGTCTTACTTGTCGCAAGTTAAAAACCGCATTCCTACCCCTGCCGGTCGTCCGCGCGGGATCGGGGATGACATTGCCCGTCAGCTTGAAGCCGGCATGAAAAAACCCGCTGGCTGGATGGATCAGTCCGAACTTTCCCCAGCAGAGCGCGACCTGATTCGCGACTTCCGCAGCCTTTCTGCAGGCGGCCAACAATATGCCGCGTCGTTTGTCTCACGGCTTCTTCAACTTGAACGCCCGGAGGGCACATGAGCAGTTTCCGCAATATTGGCTACGAGCGCGCACCGCTTCCCCCCGAGCCGGGCCCCAGCCTGGAAGACCGCATTGAGTGGAAACATGAACAGATCCTGGCCGACGCCCACTCAATTGATCGGGTGTTTCAGGGCGATGAAAGGCTTACGAAGCGCGTTGCCAACCTGATCGCTGCTCGCAGATCGGGCCGTCAGGTTGCTGCCACCGACATCCTGGCAGCCTTGGACGAGTGGATCGACTCCGAGCTTGTCTGGGTCGCAAAGGAACTGGTGGAGGACGGCGAATGAACGTCCACACCCCCTGCGATCACGACACGTTCCTGACCAGCCTTCTGGTCGACTGTGGGCTCTTGGGTGATCGGATTGCGCTGATCACCTACCGCCGCGAGGACTACACCGACTCGCCCAGCGTGACCGTTTTGCGCTGCGTCCTGGTCGACGACTCTGGATCGCCGATCCGCGTGAACTGGACGAAAGCGTCTTTGCAGTCGCTCGCGTTCCGCGTTGAAGACGATCTCGCAAGTTACCGGCACGACTGCCCTGTCGAAGACATGGAAACCTTCCAATGAACGCGCACATCGACTGGATGAAGCACGCGGCCTTACTTGACCAGCAGCCAAGCAATCGTCGGTTGGTTCAAGAAAACCCGACCACCCGCTGGCAGTCGCCCGACATGGTTCGCCTGCGTTGGTCGGATCAGGTCGAGCACGGGGCCTGCATTGCTGGATTGATTGTCTGGGCTGCGTCCGTTGCAGTCCTTCTCTACACACTTGCTTAAGAGGTTGCACATGCACACATCAGAATCGACCGCAAACATCTCAAAAGCCCTTGCAGCGGCCCAAGGCGCGTTTCCGCTGATCGCACGGGACAAGACCGTGCGAGTCGCTACGCGAAGCGGGTCAGCGTACACCTTCAGCTATGCGCCGCTGGAAACCATCATGTCGGCGGTGCGCCCTGCCCTAGCGGCCAATGGGCTTGCCATCTCGCAAGGCGCTGAAGTGTTGGACTCGGGCATCGAAGTGCTGTTCACCCGCCTTTCACATGAGTCGGGTGAGTGGATCGAAAACCGCACGATGATCCACGTTGAAAAGAGCGACGGGAAAACCGCCCAGGCTTACGCAAGCGGGCTGACGTATGCGCGCCGCTACGGCGTGACCATGCTTCTTTGCCTTGCGACAGAAGATGACGACGACGGAAATGCGGCATCTGGCAACACCGTTGAGCACGTTGTTCATTCCAAGGCCCCCCTGAGAAAGATTTCCCCTGAAGACGTGGCGTCTATGTCTGATCGTCTTGCCGCGATCGGGAAAGAGCCATCTGCATTCGCCAAGTTCATGGGCGTGGCATCGCTCGCAGACCTTCCGGCAAGCAAGTTGGAAGCCGCCAAGACGGCCATTACCGCAGCCGAGAAGAAAGCGATGGTGGCGGCATGAACGCCATCACGAAGGTTCACCTTCAGCAGGGCACGCCTGAGTGGCACCTACACAGATCGCAGTTCAACAACGCCAGTGAAGCTGCCGCAGTGCTGGGAATCAGCCCGTGGTTTCCTAAGACCCCGCGCCAACTGGCCGAAGTTAAGTTGGGGTTGAAGACCGTCCACATGAACGCGGCCATGTCTCGCGGCGTACAGTTTGAAGACGCTGCGAGAAAGAACGCTTGCGACACACTGGGCATCGACTTTGAGCCGGGCGTGTTTGTCAGGGGGGACTTTTCTGCGTCTCTCGATGGGATTTCTCCTGATGGAAAGACGCTGCTGGAGATCAAGATTCCGGCTAAAGGCCAACAAAGCGATCTGTGGAAACACGTTCAATCAGGTGAAGGCGTCCCCGCCTACTACATGGCCCAGCTTGCACATCAGATGCACTGCTGTGACGCCGAAAAAGCAGTGTTCTGGGTGTACGACCCTGGCGCGGATTTAGGCATGCCGTATCACCTGACCCGCGATGAACTCGCGCTGACGTGGGGCCTGCTTGAGATTGCGTGGAAAGCATTCAGAGAGTCAGTGGACAACCTTGAACTGCCTGACCCTCAAGGTGATGACGAAGTACCCGTGGAAGATCAGGCGCTTCTCTCAGTCGGTGAAGAACTGATCGATGTCAGAGCACAACTGGCGGCCCTGCAAGAGCGTGAGAAGGCGCTGGAAGCGCGTGAGAAGGCGCTGGAAGACGCGCTGAAGGAATCCCTGCCCAAGACCCATGTGTCACTGCTTGAGACGCCCCACGGGGCTCTGCGGGCGCAGTGGGTCACTCGAGTTGGGGCTGTGGACTACTCAAAGATCCCCGTTCTTCAGGGCATGGATCTTGAGCCGTTCCGCAAGAAATCCACGACGTTTTTCAAGCTCACATGATCTGCCGTCACTTGTTGCAACACAACGACTGCATCTACTGCCTGCGAGAGCAGGTCGCAGCGTTGCGGGCGCAATTATCGGATGCGCTGGATGTGATCGACGCGATTGAACAGGGCGCGTCGGTCGATGAAGTGGCAACAACCTACGACGGAACGGGGCCGTGGGATGAAAGCAGAAGTTGAAAAGCCCTGCGTGAAGTGCGGATCAAACGTTTTCTATGTCTACGTGAAGTCGCGTCGGTGCGTGGCGTGCTCGAACCAGCAGTCACAGAGTCTCAGAACGAAGGTGCAGGCGCTGGAAGCGACGATCAAAGCCATTCACACCTGGGCACGGTTCGACATCAAAGCGGGCGGTCAATTCGCGTTGATTCCCAGCGACGTGGTGAAGCTATGCCGAAAACACATCTAAGGCCGTGGAGCGTGGAAAAGCAGTCGGCCACATCAGTCTTGTGGCGAAAACAAGCGCGGTATTCGCGGCTTGAAGACGCACTGAAAGCCGTGGAAAGGGCTGATCTGATTCGGGGCACCGCCATGCGCGTGGTGGATCTTGATCGGGATCTGGTCATCAAGGTGAGACACGGATGATCGACACACTGTTCATTGCAGCGGCGGCAGTTTTCATCGTGGTGCTCATTCTGATTGCCAAGGACATGGAATGATGACACACAACCAACTGGCTCGACTGGCACTGAAAGCAGGCTTTCACTTTCAAGTGGGCTCACCTGAGCCGTGGACCTGCAAACACGATGATCTGCAGCATTTTGTTGAACTCATCACCCGCACAGAACGTGATGACTGCTGCGCGATTGTCAAAGACTTGTGTGTGTCGAAGAACAACGCGGAACACATTGTCGAAGTGATTCGGGCAAGGGGGGATGCATGACACGCGACGACATCATCCGCATGGCGCGGGAGCTGTGATGACGCTGGAAGTTGGCGACATCGTCCAGATCGACCAGGCCGTCGAGACGTTTGGCGGATGCTTGGTGACGGTGAACGAAGTCAGCGGAAACCGCGTGATGGCCTATGCGCAGGTGCCCGGCAGCGGGCAGGCCTACATCTTCCTGCAGTCTGGCAAGTACGCGTTGACGGGTGGCGTGGCGAAGTGGGTGGCTGGCAACGTGTAACCGACGGTTACATGTTTGGGTGACGTGGTGAAAAACCGGAGCAAAACAAACATGACGCGGGATGCAGAGCATTTTGGTGGTGCCAACAAAATGGACAAGCAGGAACTTCAGCGGCTGGCGGGCATCCCGCACTTGCCGACTGACCTAACCTACGAGCTGCGGCTTGCGGTGTCGGGCGACGGTCCGCGCGCATACGACTGGTCGGATAAGCCCCACCGGCTGCTGTGGGATGCGTGTGGTGCGCTTGAGCGTGCCGAGGAGCGGCTGCGTCAGGCTGTGCTGGCCGAGCGCGAACGGTGCGCGCTGCTCTGCGAGGAAGTCGCCCGGCTGGAATCTGAACAATGGGCGCTAGATGGTGCTTGCGCGGCCCATGAATGCGCGCAGCGGATCAGGGAGCGGGGGGATTTATGAGGCAAATCAGCCAGCAAAGACTTGTCCAAATAACAGGAGCGCGGACTGCTTCGGAGCAGTGCGCCGTGTTGAGGCAGATCGGCGTGCTGCCACTGATTCGGCCTGACGGGTCAATCTGCGTGTTTGAAGAAGTCCTGGCCGACGCAATGCTTCAGCGAAAGACCGTTGATGAACCCAACTGGGGGGCTCTCGATGGGGCGGCGTAGAAAAGATCCCACAGATGCGTGGGTGCCAAAGCGGGTTTATCGCGGGAAGTCCAGTTGGGAGTGGAAAACCCCCGGGGGGAAGACCGTTCGCCTTTGCCGACTGGATCAGCCCGCCTCTGTGGTCATCCAGCGCTGGCAGGAGGCGGTCGCTGCGCTGCCTGTCGAAGACACCGTGGCGTGGATTGTCTCGGAGTATTGGAAGTCAGATGAGTTCGCGCATCTGTCGAAGGTGACCCAGGCGGATTATCGGCAGTGTAGCCAGAAGCCTCTTCTGGTGTTTGGAAAGATGCGCGCTCGAGGGGTGACGCCCGAACAGATCACTCGGTACGTTTCAACACGGGGGAAGTCTTCTGTCTACCGGGCAAACCGCGAGTTGTCCTGGCTAAAAACGATCTTTGGTTACGCCGCGTCTCAGGGGTGGGTCAGAGCAAACCCCTGCGCGTTCACAAAACCTAGGAAGGGCGAGAAGGTCCGGACCTTATATGTAACCCAAGAGATGTACCAGAAAGCGTTTCAGCGAGCGTCTGCGCCCGTTCAGGTGGCGATGGAGCTGGCTTACGCGACGGGTTTAAGACAAGCCGACATCCTGTCCATGACGTGGAAACAGGTGAAGCCTGACGGGATTCACGTGGAACAACAGAAAACGGGGAAGCCACTGATCAAGCAGATCACGCCACGTGTTCAGGCGGCGCTGGATCTTGCCAAGACGCTTCCAAAGCCCAGCAATGTCGAGTGCTGGTATGTGGTTCATAACCGATCAGGACAGCGCTACACGCGGTCGGGGTTCAACAGCGTCTGGCATCGCCTGAATACAGGCTTCCACTTCCACGACTTAAGACGAGCCGGGGCCACCGACATGGCCGATGCGGATAGGGCAAAGTTCACCGGACACACCAGCTCAAGGATGGCGGAGCGGTATAACGCGAAGCCGATTGAGTCGCCGAGTCACTGATGGTGTTTTACAACGAGATCGAACCGTTTGCCGCTGAATGGCTGAGACAACTGATCAGGGGGGGGCACATCGCCGATGGAATTGTCGATGAGCGAAGCATCGTTGATATCGAACCAGATGAACTGCGCGGATACACCCAGTGCCACTTCTTTGCCGGCATCGGGGGCTGGTCATACGCACTACGACTTGCTGGGGTTCCCGATCACGCATCCGTCTGGACCGGATCATGCCCCTGCCAGCCCTTCTCAAGCGCAGGAAAGCAGCGTGCAGCGGATGACGAGAGACACCTATGGCCGGCGTTCTTCCGTCTCATCCGCGAGTGCCGCCCTGGAATTGTTTTTGGCGAGCAGGTTGCCGGCCATGCTGGATACGCGTGGTGGGATGCCGTGGCAACAGACTTGGAAAGCGAAGACTACGCCGTTGCGGCGGCGGATCTTGGCGCACACTCAGTCGGGGCTCCGCACATCCGGCAGCGATTGTACTGGGTGGCCGACGCCAAGAGCCAACAAGCACTCGGGAACATCAACAGAGGGTTTTTCAAAGTCATTGCCGGAAATAGCGCAGTTGGCTTGCTGGCCCACGCCAACAACGAAAGACGATTTCTCAGCGAACGCCACACTGAAACGCAACCTTCAGGGCCGGCAGACGGGCAAACAGAACAGCGGCACGACATTGCTGGACGCGGCACGATTTGCGGGGTGGGTCACGCTATCAGCGCGGGACTGGAAAGACACGGGGCCGATAAAGCCGCGAGCGGATGGGACGGAACGCTTGGATCAGCTTCCGAGACAGGCTCTGTTAACCCGTGGGAACAGATCATCTGGCTCCCCTGCTCAGACGGAAAAACGCGGCCAATTAAATCCGTCTTTCAGCAGATGGCTGATGGGCTACCCGAAAGTCTGGGACGATTGCGCGCCGATCAAGTCGCCGCCATCGAAAAGGAAATGACCGATGCGACCAGCCAAGACCGCGCCAGAGACGCGCTGCTCGATGTGTGGCGTTCGCTTGCAGCGCAAACGCTTCAACGGCGGGAGGCTGGAGGACTACGGAGTGTTCAAGAAGCGCCGCTTCTGCTCGCTTTCCTGCGCCAACTCTCGGACCAAAGGTGGGCTTTCGCGCAAGGCCTTCCACGCCCAGGCCAGGAAACATCGCAAGACGGCGTGCGAGTGCTGTGGTGGCAAGTTCCGCTTGCAGGTTCACCACGTCAACGAGGACTGGAAGGACAACGAGCCGACGAACCTCCAGACGCTGTGCGTGTTCTGTCATCAGTTCTGGCACGCCACGCACAGGCGGTGTGGGGTGAAGCCTTCGACGCGAATGCCCGCGATGCCTTTCCTCTAGCTTATGGGGTATCCGCCCGTGTGGGACGACTGCGCGGGTACGGAAACGCGATCCTCCCGCAAGTCGCGGCAGCCTTCATAACTGTATTTTCGGAACAGTTTTCGGAAACCGCTGTACGACCATCCATGTCGTCAGCGCAAGGCATTGATTCAAATGGGGTGGCTGACGGGAATCGAACCCGCGACACCAGGAGCCACAATTCTGAGCCAAATCAAGGAAACACAACAGCCTGATGGGGGCTTTTCCGAATTGGAAACGGCCCCTGAAACCACTGTATTTTCGGAATGGATGGCCCCGTTCCTTGATGACGAATCAGAAGGTTTGTTTGTGTTGACAAATACACAGCAATCACTATTCTGATGCTACCGAGCCGGCGGAACCGGCCATCAGGGGCCCCACATGACTCAGATCAAACTGAACGACACCTTTACCGAAATTCGCGGCGGCGGCTACGGCGCACGAGCGTGGATTGCCAAGATCACAGGGCGGGACGAGAAGTATGGCCTTGCTCGGGCTTTCTGCCGCAAGGACTCAAGCGGCGCATCCCGTTCCGGGCGTTCTGGCGTGATCCGCTTCGACGTGACTGAGCCTGGCGTCTACGAGTTCCGCGACTTCTGCGTCGGATCGACGGCCAACAACTGGAACTGGTCTGGGTTTGTTCGCATCGACACGGATGGCACCGTGACCGAAATCAGCAAGGCGGATGTACTCAATGGATGACCGGAAGTTCCAGATATACATGGCGGCGGCCAAAACGGGAGACGACGATTACGCTCGTGGCTATGAGCGCGGACTGCGGCGGCATCATCACGGCGAGCGATTTGGGTCGGACGATGAGCATGCTTTGTGGATGAGCTTTTCAGGTCACCGCCAAGAGCTAGGCGACGGGTACAGGGACGGCTTTGCTGGCCGCCCGCCTAAGTGGCTTCACGGGAATGCCGGAAACACCAACGCTCAACGCGGCGACGACTTGGCAACCGCAGTGCTTCATGTTCGATGTACGCCGGAACAAAAGTCTGGCTGGGTCAAGCGGGCTCAGTCGGAAGGCATGAAGTTGTCGGAATGGGTGATCGCTCGACTTACTTGAAGTCTTTTTCCTTCTTGTCTTTTGTGCTCAACATGCCGCCTGTCGTCAGGATGCCAAGGGCGGCAAGAGATGCCAGCAGATCACGGTCATTGATGCGCGCAGGGTCGAAGGCGGCAAAGCGGGAGCGAATGCGCGAAGGGTCAAATACAACCGCGACATCTGTTGGCAATGGATCGGCTGTGTTTCTTAAAATTGCGGCGTCGTTCCCGTTACGCAGGGCATCTTTGATTACGGACGTGTAGGCCCTATCGCGATAACTTTCTCGTGCGTAATCGTGCGTTAGTGGATTCTCCATCCGAAGGTACGCGGGGATTATGTTGGGCTGAAGCGCGCTGTCGACCTTGATCGGATCGAATTCTTCGCCGTCTAAGCCAGACAGTTTCAGTCGGTCAGACCATTGCCTTGCATTAAGGTAATCATTGTAATCCCGCTCTTCGGCCCTGATTCTTTGGTAGCGGGACTTGAACTCATCATCTTTGAACCGACTGGCCAACTCAGCGACGGCTTGAGAGTGCGCTTTGGCGTATGCGTCCGCATACTCTTGGGTATACGGATTTTCTTGCCCAAATGTTTTGTAAAACGACTGCACCGCATCTGTGCCTTGCACGTCATCAAACGTGACGCTGGGATACTTGTTGGGGTCTTGTATCTCAATCCACGCCCGCTTTTCCGCATCGCCCATAAGCATCGTCGAGTTAATTTCGCGCCGCAGTGCTTTTGATTCCGCTTCGCCTTCAGCAGTGTCTAGCCTAAGCGCATTGCGCCAATCATCCAGCACCTCATCTTGATATGCTGGATACCTTCCTGCATTGCGTGGGTTTGACGCGAAGAAAAACCCTTTTTCAGCAGACTTCGCCTGCGTTGTGCTGCCAAGCAGATCCGGGTCGAATGCTTGAACATCAGCGTCAGTGCCGTGATACCACCCAGGCTCAAACCCCATTGCCCTTGCCCGATCCATAGCGGTGTTGTTTTCTGGCAACCCCAACATGGACACTGCGTTCTTGCGAGCAGTCTCAAGGCGGGCGTCGGCAGGCAGTGACAACATGCCAGCGGCGCGTCCCGCGTCATCTGCAACAGGCATCACGCCGGCAAGCAATGGCGCGAACTTTGCCAGATCCCCCGGCCCCGGACTGAGAAGCCCGCCCACAGCCGCTCCCAGTTGCCCTGAGAGCGTCCCGGGGATTTCATACCCTGCGGCCTTGGCAATTGAATCCGTCGTCCCCGCGTACTCGACAGGCGGTCTCAGAGGGGTATCTGTGAGAAGGGCCCGGGGGTATTCCTGAAGCAGATACCCGATGTCCCCCGCCCAGCCGGGGATGCCAGCCAGCATCCCGGCATTGAAGCCTTGGGGGAAGTCGCCCAACAGACTCGTCAGTCGCTCGCGGGCGGTCTTACGTTTCTTGCTCTCAGCCATTACGATGCGCCCTATGCGTCACCAAGACTACGCCCCCATTCTCATCGCGTTCCTGATGCCCTTTTTCCTAGGGCTGGTTCGTCTCTTCGCGGCGTGGATAGAGAAGCTGATCGGCCGCACGCCCGGACAACATGCCGGCAGCGGGAGCGGCCCCGTAGCCGACGCCAGGGACGAAGACGGGACCGACATTCCCCCCGCCAAAAACGGTAGACGCAAGCCCGTTCTGCGTCGGCTGCCGTAGCATCATCGCCTGCAACACTGCCTGCTGATTTGCCTTTTCTGCCGCTCGCTTTGACGCACCCTGCGCCAACTGCGAAATGATTTCGGCTTCTTGGAAAATCCCGGTAGCCAGCCGCCCGACCATCGGCAGCTTTGATGCCTTTGCGACAAAATCGATTGCGGCGTTTGCGCTGTTGGACCGGTTCACGTAATCCAGCGCCGGGGCTTGCGTCAGGTCTCGAGCCGCAACCGTCAACGAATTCAGCATTTCCATTTCTTTGGCGTTGAACAGAACGTTTCGCCGCGCGCCCAGGCTTTGCCACGATTTGTACAACTGCCCACCGTTGAAGGTGGCCCCGGGCTTTGCCTGCGCTTCCATCCACCGGATGACGCCGCCGCGAATGCCGTCCCACGCGGCCTTTCCTTTGGTGGCGTCTAAGCCAAACTCATCCGGAAACACCGTCAGGTAACGGCGCAAGTGATCCAGCGCGTCAGTGTCGCCATTGATAACCTTGGTCATCAGGAACTTGTCCGAAGACGTTTTTCCTTCCACCAGGTCTTCAACGATCTTTCGAGCGTTCTCACGGTTCTTTCCAACGAACCCGAATCGGGTCGCCGCCGTCTTTGCGGCTTCCCGAAGCCCTGATGCCGCCTGTCCGCCGTTGTTGGCGATGTCATCCAAGGATTCCCGAAGCACAGAAGACAACTGCCCCAACGCTTCGCCTTCGGCAGGGTTGGCGGGGGCACCGTAGCGGGCATTCACCAACTTTAGGACGCCGTTGATGTTCTGCGCTGTAGGGGCAAGCCGGTTGACGTTGTTTGTGTCTGAGTTCACCAGCGCATCGATCTTGACCCGGATGTTGCCGGGGATCTGGTCTGCGAAGGAATCGTAGATCCCCGTCAATCGGGACTTCATCATGTCGACGTTTGCAACCCGCTGCCCAATTCCGGGGGCATTCATCGCTTCGTCGTACTTCTGACTTACGATGCGTTGCGAAGACTGTGCAAGGTCTTTGGCAGCGGTTTTGACGTTTGATCCAACGCGGTACATTTCGTCCTGAATCGATGCCGCGCCGGATTCGCTGAAACTGTCTGCCGCCTGCTTGATGTTCGTCGACATTTGCTCTTGCTGCTGCATGAGCCGGTCGCGGATCGCTTCGCCGACATCACGTCGAGCAAGGTTCTGTTCTTGCGTCCATTGCCGGGGATTGCGCGTCACCTGACCTAGCAGCGGCTCATAGCCCCAGCGCGAGAAGTTTTGCTTCCGCACCACTGCGTCAGCGTCCAATGCGCCGGTAACAGACAGGCTTTTGATGGCGTCATCCACCATCGATGCGTGCATTTCCTGATCAAGGTCGCCCCAGGACACCCCGGCTTTTGCAGCCGCTTCTTCCAGCGCATCAAGCACTTCCTGCGCGCGCCCGAACCCCATCTTCATCCACTTCTGCTTGGCAAACGCACCCAACTTGTTGATGGGGATCGTGCCGATGTCTACCGTCTTTCGCGTCACCCACGGCGCAATCGCACCGGCAATCGTCCCGAAGACCGTCTGAGCGCCCTTCTTTGCCCAGAAAGGGGTAGAGCCTTCGGTGTCGGTCACAGGCGTCATCAGACCGCCTAGAGCGCCTGTCACGGCCCCGCCAGCTGCCGTTGGGCCTGCCGCCAATCCAGCAGGGGCAAGCGCAGCCATGTTGCCAACCAGCCGTCCGCCATCGAACCCGCCGCCCTGCCCTTGCTCGTAAAGAGCGTTTTCGGCGCTGATGTTCTTGTTCAGCGCTTCGGCAATTCGGGGGTCGCCAACTGCGTTCTGGTAGTTCTGAACGCCAGCATCGATTACATCCTGAAAGCCGCGCCCGATGCGAGCCATCAGGGGCGGTTCTTCCCGAAGGACAGGGACATCTGGATACGGTTGTTCGCCCTGATGGCGCCGTGCGTATTCATCAAGCGGAATGTCTTTATCCCACGGATTCATCGTGTCAGCCCCTTCACAACCACACGCCCATCGGGCCGTGTGTAGATGGTTCCGTCTGGCATCTGCTCATACATCACGGTGGCTGCAGCAGGGTCGGCAGGAAGCACAGGGAACATCGGGCGGGCGCGGGATTCCTTCATCCACTGCAACTCGAACGATTGCCTGCTGGGCATCAGCCCCTTCTCTTCCTGTGCCGCGCTGTACTCAAGCCATGCCGTGTATTTATCGATCTTGCGACCCGCAATCGCCTTTTCGGTCTGGATGATGATCTTGTTGCCGAGCGGCGTACTCTTCAGTTGCGGCACCGTCTCGACCAAGAACGATCTGTCGGCATCGGACATCGCCCCCGGCATGTCCTGCCGGTTGCCAAGCGCCATCTTGTTGGTCAGCGACTTGATGGCTTCCGCGCTAGGGGCCAAATTCGGGTCGATCCCAAATGCCGCAGGGTCGACGCCAAAGTCTTCAAGCACTGCGCCAAGAGTGCTCTTCACGGGGGCAAAGCGGCCCGTCTGTATCTGATTGAGTAGCGGCTCAAGGCGCGCGATCTGTTGCTGATAACTCATGGCGGAACGGGCTTCGTCCGACATTTTGTTTTCCCAATCCGCCGTCAATTTCTGCCGCGCCACGTCAAGACTCTTGTCGTCGACATTCACCACGGTCCCTGGGCCTGGGGCTCTGACCTTGCCGGACGCCATTTCATAAACGTTCCCCTCAGGGGTCTGCATCACCAATACTTTTTCGTCCTTGTTCGAGATGTAGTCGGCAATCTTCTTGTCTGCGGGCCGAACAGGCTGCGCCATCGCCCCCAACACGCCTTGCGTCATCCCCGCGTCAGTGCCGGGCGCGTACAAGCGCATCGCGTTCACGGGATTTGAGAGCCACGCTTGACGTTGTTCCGGCGGGATTGCCCCCAGTTCGCCAAATGCGGCCTGCTGTGCTTCGAGCGCGATCTGCGCCTGTCTGGCCTGCTCGCGGCGGCGCTCTTCTTCTTCCGCCGCCCGCATGCGCTGCTCTGCGATGTACTGCTTGTACTGCTTGTCGGCAGACATCTGCTGCATCGCCGCCAACGCTTGGATGGGGTCGCCGCCCATCTTTCGCGACTGCAAATAGGCAATGCCGGGGGCCATTCCACCCAGCATGCCGCCGATGTTTGTGAGTGTGTCGAGCATGCCCATGCGGTATACCCCTTATGATCTGCCGCCGAATATCTTTGCAATCGCGCTGAGTGGGCTGTCGTCCCCGCCGCCAGCGAATGCAAGCGCATAGTCCAGCGCCCCCAACTGGTTCTTCGTCTGCGTCTGATTCGGTGTCGCCTGCACGCCGTTCAGGATGTTCGCCCAGTTGTTGATCAGATCCATCGGGGCGTTCTGCTGGTAGTTCCAGCGGTTCACGTCCGAATCGATGAACCTCTGATTGAGCGCCTGATCCCGCGTGCCGATGTTTCGCAGCAGATCGCCCTGCCCCATCATCATGGCGAACAGGGCCGGGATGCCTTCCATGCCCATCTGCAGGCCCTGCTGGTTGATCTGGTTGGCCTGATTGCCCACCTGGCCCAGCTGCGTCCCAAGAGTTCCCAGACCCAGCAGCGAATCCCAGCCCGCGCCGTACATTCCCTGTCCCGCTTGCAGGTAGTTCGCAATGGCATTCGCCGTGTTGCCCTGCTGCCCGATCCCCTGACCCATGCGCGATGCTTCGATGTCGCCCACCAAGCCCGCATACGTCGAACCGATCTGACCGCCCGTTCCGATCAGTTGGTTCATCAGGTTGCCGACATTGATGCCGTAGTCGGCCCCAATGCCGCCCCGCTGCGCACCCACCTGCTGGGCTTGGATGTCTGCGCTGGTGAGCTGTTGGCCCGCCTGCAGTTTGTTCGACAGATAACGGGCGTAGTCCTGATCCCGAAGTGCAGCGGCTTGCTGCAGGAATTCTTCCCCGACACCGCGTTCCGAAATGCCTTCGGCGATCTCGCCCCGCGAGCCCCCGTACTGCCCGGTCTGGATCGCTTGTTCGCGATCCCGGCGAAGGGCGTTTTCGCCCAGGAAGCGCTGAGCATCTGACTGCAAGCCGCTGATCACCGATTCCGTGTACGGGCTCGAGCGGTAACCGCCCATGAAGTCCGTCAGGCCGAAGTTGTTGAAGCCGTAATCGAACTGCGGGCCACCCGACATGAGATTGCGTGCAAAGCCCGTGGCGTCTTCGCCAAGATCGATCATTCGGTTCGCGGGCTTGATGGCGTGATCCCACGCGCCTTCGTTCGCGAAGTAGCTCAGCCGGTCGTTGATGAAGGGATCGATCCCCTGCTGCATCATCGCAATTTGGTCGCCGAACATCGGCATGCCTTGCTGCGCGGCGTTCATTCCCAACTGCGCGAAGTCCCCGCCGGGCAGCATCGACGGGTCTGACAGCATTTGTGCGAGCAGTTCTGTGGTGCCATCTACCCCGAAATTCTGGAAGCCGCCCATCAGGTCTTGAAGGCTGCCCAACATCATCCCGGGCAGTACGCCGTCCTGACCCAAGGCGTAATAGGCTTCATCCGCCAGGATCTGTGCGTCGGTCTTCGGCGCGACATCGAAGTAGGGATAGTATTCGGGGACGCCCTGCATGATCTGGGCGACCAAGGTAGGCATCATCCCCGGCAGCCACGACTCGTTTGTCGGGCGAGTGAAGATCGAGTTGTCGGCCCGATATTGCGGGGTGTAATCAAAGCCCCCGCGATACCCAGCCGCGCCACCGGGGACGTTTACCCCCGGTCCAGGTTGCCAAAGCGATGCGTTGTAAGCCCCGCCCGTGACCTGTGGCCCCGCATAGACGTAGGGGTTCACCCCGCCCAGCATCCCGCCGCCCATTATTTGCTGAAGGTAGGCCTGCTGTTCAGGGGTGAGTCCGCCTGCAGCTGTGTTCGTGTTGGTGTTGGTGTTGGTGTTGGTGTTGGTATTGGTGTTCGTGCCGGTATTGGTGTTCGTGTTGGTGTTCGTGTTTGTCCCGGTGTTGGTGCCGGTGTTGGCCCCGGTGTTTGTTCCTGTGTTGGTGCCGGTGTTGGTGTTGGTGTTTGTCGTGGATGTAGCGCCGCGATTGAACATCACCTGATCCCACAGCGCGCGCTGGCTGCCCGTCAGGTTCAGGCTGTTGATCTTGCCGGGTTGATACTTCTGCTTCTGTGCAGGCGTCAGCGAATCCCAGAACGCCTGCCACTGCGCTGATGTCGCCATATCATCGCCCCCGCATCATCAATGCCAGCATGATCGGATTGATCCGACCGAACATCCCTGTGTTCGATGCCGGCTGCTGTCGCGCGCCCTGCAGTTCACCGAACAGCCGCTGCTGCTCTGCCGTCAGGTTCATCTGCCCCATTCGATCAGGGTCGTAGACGTTGCGCTGATCCGGTGTCAGGGATCGCCAGAACTGTTGAAACGGCGTGATGTCAGAACCCACCGACACCCGCTCGCTCGTCAGCGTTCGCCCCGGCACGGTCTGGTCGATATTCGGGACTTGCGTGGCGTTCTGGGTCCAGTTCGCATTCGGGGTGAAGGGCATGCGGTTCTGCGTGCCCATCGACCGGGGCGACATGTACGGCCCCGATGGAAACGCATTCGGGTTGTAGGGAATCGCACCCTGATAGGTCTGGCGATTCGGGCGGGTAAAGGTCATGTAGGGGTTCTGCCCGAAACCCGTCAACCACGGCCAGACACCAGAAGACGCCGTAACGTCTTGTGAGCCGAGAAGGAAATCGAACATGCCCATGTCACTTTCTCCCGTGCGCGTTCTTGTCGGAAACGTGTGCCGTGATCTTTTCCCGCGTCAGCTGAGATTCCGACGTGATCAACTGGCCCAGACTGTCCAGCCGTTCCTTGATTTCTTCCTGACGGGCAATCGCCGTCCCGTAGACCCGCGAGTTCTCAGCGTTGGTCTGGATCTGCGACTGACGTTCCTGCACGCCCCATGTGAGCGCTGAGAACGCCGCTGCCGCAAATCCCCCCGCCAGCCACTTCACCAATGTCATCACACGTCGTTCCGATTCCACGATTCGCCCTTCCGCTTGGTTGATCCGCTCGTAAATCGCTTCATGTGAGACTTCCATCAGTCGATCCGCCGCCAGGATGAAATGTATACATAGGCCCCAGTACCGCTACCGGGGTCCCAGTTTGTGCCGTCGGCGATGACCACCATCCCGGTTCGCGGTTTGGCGGGTTCTGCCCTGAAAACTTCCAAGGTCAGGATGCTGTTCGCTTGGTTTTCGATGCGCGTGAAGGCTTCCGAGATCGCTCTCGCATCGTAGGTTTGTGGAATCAACGGAAGGGTCAGCATCAGTAGCGCCCCACGATGTCGGCTTCCACGCCGAATGAATCCAAGCGCCATCCGAGATCCGAGTTGCTTTCAAACTTGATCGCGATGAACCGCCCCGTGACTCGGCAGTCGATCTTTCGCTGATTCGCCGGGTTGAAGGGAAACGGCCCCGAATAGACCGGGGTGTCCAGCGGGTCATCTTGATAGCCCACGTAGATGTTCACCGACCCGGCTTTGCGAATCGTCATGCGGGGCCAGACGGATCGCACCTGCTTCACCGCGTGGTGCAGCGGCTTCGGTTCCCCCCGTCGGGATGCGCCAAAGAGCGGCAACGCCCGGCGCTCGATCCAACTGGTGTACGGCCCTTCCCCGGCCTTGTAGCCTTCGTCCATCAGGTACAGCTTGCGGTCTTCGTTCGATGCCGCGATCACGCGGAATTCGTTCAAGGCACCCGCTTCGTCCCAACTGTCATAAACGTCCGTCCATGCGCCACTTACCCCACCCCATGTGCTGGTGGTGCTCGAGAAGTACGTGCCGCCAAACCCCATCGCGGTACACGCGGGCAGATCCCGGATGGACCACGTGTTGTTTTCGTAGGACCAGACCAGCGCCTTGATCACCCGGCCCGATGCGTTATCCGGGTAGCAGACCCAGACTTCGCGTCGGTGTTTATTGGGGACCACGAACACCTTGTCCCGGTGGGTGCGATCCAGATCCTGCAACCAGTACCGGCGTAACCGCGCGGGCAGCAGCGCTTGGGGCTCGCTCACCCCGTCATGGACGTAAATGTCTTGCTGGCTGACAATCAGGTGCTGTCGGCCAATCGGCGCAATGGCGTTTCGGGACATCAGCCCGATGTCGGGATAGACCTGCGAGAAGCCAAAGATGAACTGCCCGGCCACGTAGCGCATGGACCATGTGCTGGTTTCCTTGTAGATCAGGAACTGATCGCCCAAGGCCAGCCCGTCGACAATCGCGTCCCCGCCTTCGATCAGGTCGGTGAAGCCCGCGTCTTTCGTCGTGTCCGCCGCATTCCACGACGTGGGAACGGCCCCGCTGGTGGCAGCGTGCGACCACCGGATGCGGAACGGGTAGAGCGTTCCCGATTCCGTCATGTTCAGCGCGACCAAGTAATTCTTGTACGTGCGAAGCGCTTTGCACGTCCAACTGGCGGACCAGTCCGGCAGCGCCGTCAGGGTGGTGGCCGTGTTGGGGGGGAAGGTCCAGTACAGCGGCTTCCCGTTCCCGTAGTTGACGACCGCTACACCGCTCAACAGCGTGCTGGTCCACGTATTCTGTCCGGTCGCGGAAATGCTGGATGCGGTGATCTTGTGATTGGCCGACCCGTCGTAGGCCCAGACGTCCGTGTTTCCGCAATACACCCACATATCCGCCGACGTTCCCTGCCGGGGAACCGCGAAGACGTAGGTGGGGGAACCGCTGATGCTGCTGTCGAAGTTCAGCCAGCCCGGGGCCTGTTCCACCTTGTCATCACGGAAGCGCACGTTCCGCCCGTTCGACCACGCTTCGGGTGCCAGTTCGTGCGGGGGCGTGTCGCGGATGATCCCCGCCGCCCCGCAGTTGTGGAATTCAACCCAGGGCATTGACCAGTTCCGCCCGGCGCTGGGTTGTCAACACGCCGCTGTCCGACAGGCACTTCAGTCGATCATCGAAGCAGTGACAGGGAATCGCCCCCGTCATCAGCATCCCGACAATGAAAGCCTGCACTTTGGCGTTCGTGCTGATCGCCATGGCTTCGCGCTCAGCGTCCGTGAGCGCGTTCCACAATTCTTCCCGCGACACAACCTGCTTGGCAGGCGTTGTCGGGGTGCCACGAATTGCGATCCGGCGACCGTTTTGCGAAGTGATCGTTTTCATTCGGTAAGCCTGTACGCGTAAATGATCGTGACGGCATAGTTCGAACTGTGATTCGGGAATTCGTACATCACGGCAAAGTTTTGCTCAAACGGCACCTGATCGATCACTGGAAGTGCCGCGCCGCTTCCGTTTGAGTGCCACCCCCCGATAACGCTGAGCCCATTGGGCACGCCGACTGTCGTGATGTTTGATGCACTCACGGAAAACGCGGTAGTGCCATCAATGATCGCTCGCACCCGCCCCGACTGTGGGGCACCGACTTGCAGATAGAACATCGACACCACGCCCGGGCCCTGAATTGAAATGGCGGTCAGGCTCGCCGTGGCGCTTTGCGTGATCGTGCTGCTGCTGTAGACATACGCTGCCTGTCGGGTGTTGATGGCAACCGGCGGACGGTTCAGGATGTCGTTGGTATCGCGTGTCATGCCCATCAGAGTGTGCTCTCGACTGACCAGCAGGTGACGTCGACCGCGCTCGCTGTGCCCACTTCGGCAATCAGCGTCTGCGTGCCTGTGAGCGCGATGGCGGTGCGCTCAAAGCTCTTCCCGGCCCCCAGGGTGCGGTTGAACTCGAGATGCGCCACAGCGCTTGTGGTGGCGCTCGCGGCGTATCCCAAGCGGATCGCCACACTGGTGGACCCCTTGTTCACGAAGTTCACGTTGCACACGCCGTTGATATTGGCCCCGGGGGTGTAGATGACTTCCGGGGCCGATTGGCTGATCTCGCCGGCAAATTGGAATCCTGTCGCCATGCTGCTACCCCAGCTGTCCGAAGAAGAAGATTTTCATGTTCGCGGCCTTGAAGCGTGAGACATCCACGGCAGACGGATCACCGCCGCCGAGCACGGCGGCATCCACATACGATTTCGGGGTTGCGTGATCGGTGGCCGTGGGCGACGGAAGTTTTGGGGCGACCGAAAACACTGCCGTGCCTTCAAACTTTGATGCGGTCTTGCACACCAGCGTCCCCGAGACCGTGACATCGGCCTTGAACTGACTGGTGCCAACCACGGCGAAGCCACCGCTCACGGACACGTCCGAATTCAGGTTCACCACCGACCCGAAGGTCATCGTGCCCGAGATTGACCCGCCCCCTGTGCCCACCAGTCCACCGGTAATGCCCACCAGCAGATTCAGTTCCGATGCCGATGCGGACACTTCGCCCCGGACCTTGGGGAACGAACTCAGCACCTGGCTCTTCAGCGTGCGGATTTCCCCTGCCCCTTGAGACAGGTAGTCCGCGTTGTCCGGGGTGGCGGCGTTGATGTCGCCGATGTACTGGGTCATAAGCCGGACCTCTTCAGCCCGTTGGTCGTGGTCTTCACGCGGCGATACCGTGCCCGCAGATACGCATCCCGCTCACGCTGCGCCTTCAGTTGCGATTCCTGTAAGGCTTCCTGCCCCCGGATCACGTTCGCCAGCAGATCGCCTTCGGCGCGCATGCGGATCATTTCTTCCAGTTCATTCGTGTAGCCGTTCGAGCCGGCATCGGACAGTTCCGGCAGGGTCTGCACGTAGGACAGGCGAAGCGTGAGCGAGCGATCCGGGATGGGGTACAGGTTGATCTGATCCGAGAAGATCACAAACTCATCCGGCACCCCTTTCACCGTGGGATCGAAGCGCCCCTGCCAGCAGGCGTAGTCCTGCTTGTCACAGCGATAACGTCGGTTCAGGTAATCGACGCCGATAAAGATTTCGTGCCGAAAGTCACTCGGCAGCGTGTAGGCGTATTGGTTGATGACGCAGGGAATGGCCGTCTGCGTTTCGTTGAAGCCCCACGATTCGTTCGCATAAGCTTCAATCGCCGACTTCACCGCCAGCGTGGCCTGCGCCGTCAAATCGGTGCGATTCAACTCATCCAGAATGCGCGACACCATCACGCTCAGTGTCGCCATGAGGCTTCACCGATAAGCGTTTCGATTGCGTCGTCGGCCCGGAAACGGGCTGGGCGGTGTTTTGACATTGCACGCTCTCATGTGTGCTGCGATGCCCCGGCCAATCTTTTGCTGGCACTTAGGACAAACACCTTTCGGCGCGGCGTGCTGGGTCATGCGTATTTTACCAGATCCTTGCTGTAAACCGTCTTCGCGCGTTGCGCGTGCCATTCGTCCGCATAGTCACAGTCACGGTAGTCACGAAGCCACGGCCCGCCTTTTGTGAAATGCACCATCTTCGCCCCCGGGTCATAGGGGTACACATCAACCAGGTGATTCCATTCGATAGGCAGAGCACCGATGCTTTGCGTCCACTTGAACTGGTGCAGATCAAGTCCGGGGGCCTGATCGATGTAGGCGGGATTCAGCGCCCGGCAGCGTTCGTTGTTGAAGAGCATCAGGCTCGACCAGCATTTGCGCTCATACGCCGTCTGCGTGGTGCCCAAGAACTTGGTCGTCTCTTCCCCTTGCCACTGATGCTGACAGACAAGCACATCC